GGAGTCGCTGAAGTTCTTCGGCCTGGCCGACGGGAACGCGTTCTACGGCGTGTTCCGAGGCTCGTTCAAAGGCCAGCGCGGTGAAACCAAGGCCGTCATCGTCACACTGCGCGGCATGCTCAAAGAGTTGGAAATGGGCGACTGGAAGCCAGGCGATAAGGCTGAGAGCAAGCACGGCATCGGCGTCAACTACTACAAGCTCGAAGTCGGCGGCGAAGTGATCTACGAGATCGATCCGCTCGGCATGAAGCGTGTGATCAATGGCGTCGACCAACTGGCCAGCCAGCGCCGCGACCTCGGCCTGTAACCCCTTACTCCCTCTGAAACAACCAGTGCCGCGCCTGCAACACCACTTCGAACAGGCGCTGTGCCCAATCCCTTGAAGGACATTTTTCCATGAGCATCAAGCAACCCCAGTTTCTCAAAATCACTGATGCCGGCGTCGTTGTAACGCTGACCCGACCTTGCGAGTTCAATGGCGTGGCGCAAGACACGCTGACCATGCGCGAACCCACCGTGCAGGACGTTCGTACGGCGAGCAAAACCGCCGAATATGACGAAGAGCAGCGCGAACTGAACCTGTTCGCCACCCTGGCCCAGGTGGGCGTGCACGAACTCGAAAAGCTGCACGTCAAGGACTACAACCGCATCCAGCGTGGTTACAAGTTTCTGGTGCATGACGACGCGGTTTGACCCCGTCTTGCAAAAGGCGGCTGCCAAGCGTTTGGCGATCGAGCTGAAATTCTCGGCCGCCGAAATCATGGGGATGCCGTATTCCGAAATGATTTGGTGGCTGTCCGACTGAGCCCAGGAGGGTGATCAATGGCCGGAAAACTTGCGTTAGCGCTGGTGATCGGCGGCGCTGTTTCGTCCTCGCTGGGCTCGGCGTTCAGCACCGTTTCCAGCGGCATCAGCAAGCTGGAGAAGCAAGGCAACAAAGCCAAGGTGCTGCAGAGCACCATCGGCGAAACCATGAAGCTGCGCGAGGAATGGAAGCGCGCGCACGACAGCGGCGCCGCCGGCGCTGACAAGCTCAAGCGGCGCCTGGACAGCAATCTGGATGCCCTGCGCAAACAAGGCGTGGAAACCGGCCGGCTCGGTCGGGAGTATGAGCGCATGGGCCGGGCGGCCAAGTCTGCCGATCTGCAGATGAAAGGCCGCGCGCAGATCAGCGAGGGTGCCAAAGGCCTGAAATCCACTGCAGGCCAAGGCCTGGGCTATGCGGCTGCGCTTGCCATCCCTACAAAGGTCTCCGGCGACTATCAGGCGAGCATTCGCCAGATGGCTCTGTGGGCGCACATCGCTGGTGAAGGCGAAGAGCAGCAGATGGCCGACCAGATCGCCAAGGTGGCGGCCGGGGTCGGCATGGGTCAGCAAGCGCTGGCCACGGCCGTGGGCGGTCTGATTGAAAAGGGTATCGACTGGCAGGAGTCGGTCGACTATGCCCCGATCATTGCCGACCTGATCGATGGCCAGGGCATGGAAGGCGAGACCATCGCCACCCTGTTCAGCGCCTTCAAGGAAGCGGGCGTCAAGAAGGAAGACATGGGCGCCATGCTCGGCCAGGTGGCCGCTGCAGGTGACATTGGCGCGTTCGGTCCCAAGGACATGGCGCGTTACATGCCAAGCCTGTTGGGCACCATCAAGACCCTGGGCATGGAAGGCCCGGAAGCGGTGCGCTTCCTGGGCGCCAGTTTGCAGTCGCAGTACAAGCAAACCCAGGACTCGGCCGCTGCTGCGACCAACATGAACAACCTGCTGAACGCGGTGATCAGCAGCACTAGCCAGGAGCGCTTTGCCAAGCAAGGCATCGACCTGGCTGGCTCCATCGGCCGTGCCGTCAAAACCGGCAAAGCCGCCAACCCGGTTGAGGCTTACATCAAGCTCACCGACGTGCTGCTCAAACAGCAGAACCCTGCCAAGTTCAAGGAGGTACAGGCGCTCAAGAAGCGCATTCAGGAAAGCGCCGAGGGGAGCGCCGAAGAAGCCCAAGCCATGGCGGCGCTGCTGCAATCGGCGGGCCTGGCCACTATCGTCAGTGACCAGTCGGCGAGCGCGGGCCTGCTGGCTCAGATCAAATACGGCGACGTGATCAAGGAGGACATGGCCACCATCAAGGATACCGATGGTAAGGCCAAGATCGAGGGCGACGCTGGCAAAGCACGCGACACGTCAAACGCCAAGTGGGGCACCGCCAAGGCGGCGAGCGAATCGGCTCTGACCCGTATTGGCGATGCGATCCGGCCGCTGACCGACAAGGCTGCAGACGTAATTGCCGAAGTCACCTACGCCATTGGCGACATGGTGGAGAAGGCGCCCACGGTGGTGGCGGCTATCACGGCCATTGGCGGGGCGTTCATCGCCTTTCGCGGGGTTTCTCAGGGCTTCAAAATTGGCAAGGGGCTAGTCAACCTGGCACGCGGCAAGCTGCTGGGCGGGGGTGACGGCAACGACGTGCAAAAGGTCTTCGTTACCAACCACGCAGAAGGCGGCGAGGGTGGAGACGGGGAGGGCGGTGGCGACGACGAGTCGCGCGGCGCCAAGGTGCTGGGCCTGCTGCGGGCCGGGCTCAAGGTGTTCAAGAAGGACGAGCCGGACGCTGCAGAAGGCGGTGAAGACGCGCCTGCAGGTGAAGAGGAAGACAAGCCCGCCGGGGCATTGGGCCTGGTCGATGCCGGCCTCAAGGTGCTGGATGCCTTCCGGGGCGCCAAGGAAGGCGAGGGCGGCGGCGATGGCGAGACAGCAGATGCCGGGCCGCAGAAAGTGTTCGTGGTCAACGTGGCGGACTTCAAGGGCATCGGCAGTGCGGTCGGTGGCCAGGGCCAAGGCCGGCGCCAGGGTGGCCGTCGCAATGGCGGTAGCGCTCGACGCGGCAGTCGCCGCCGCAACGGCAACGGCGGCAGCAACGAAAACGACCGCACAACACGGCCGCGTCCACCACGCCCGCCTGCGCCGCCACCTGCACCACCTGCACCACCGGCGCCGCCGGCATCGCGCCTGGCGCGGATCGGTTCGGCCCTGGGCGCGACTGGCGGCAAGCTCTCGGCTGTAGGCAAGCGGCTGCCAGGCGGTGCGCTGTTCGACGCCGGCATGTCGGTGATCAGCACGGCCATGAGCGATCAGAGCCAGGACGAGAAAGCCGAGGCCTACGGCACGGCAGGGGGAGGCCTGGCCGGCTCGCTTGCAGGCGCCGCTGCAGGTGCTGCCATTGGCTCGGTGGTCCCGGTCATTGGTACCGCGATTGGCGGCGCTGTGGGGGCTGCCCTGGGCGGCATGGGCGGTGAATCGCTGGGCGGCTGGCTGAGCAAACACCTGTTCGGCAGCGATGAGGACGAGAGCAAGGGCAAAGACAAGGCAGAGGAAAAGGGCAGCGATAAAGCCGACTCGGCAGAGCCGTTACCCGTAACGACGGCGGCTGACAAGCCTGCGCCGCTGACGGTCAACCCCATTGCGTTGCCGGCGGTGGTCAAGCCTGTGGCGGGGCCGGCACCGATAGTCAACTTCGGACGTTCTACACCTGCACTCGCAATGCCGGCGCAGACGAGCGCTGCCACCCTAGAGCCTGCCCCTGTATTGACACCAGCGCCGACCGGCCTGGCAGAGCGTCCGGCCGCCAGGGTTGAGCGCCTGCCTTATCTGGCGCCGCCGGCGCGGCAGGAGGCGGCAAGCAACATGGGCGAGGTGGTTCGGGAGATGGCCAAGGCAGCCCCGCCGCCGGCGCAACTGCCCGACGTGGTCAAGCCTGGGAAAGCGCCGGAACCCAAGGCCGCCAAGGTCGACCAATCTTTCACGTTCGCTCCAAGCATGCCCATTGTGGTGCAGGGCGACGTGAAAGACCCGGAGCAACTGGTGCGGGAAATGGCGGCGCCGCTGCGCCGGCTATGGGACGACTTCAAGCGGGAGGCGGATGCACGCATGGCGTCTATCCAGCTGTTCGATTCACCACACCTTTAAGGAGATTCCATGCCCTACATGGAGCAGCTGCAATCGTCGCTCTCAGGGCTGATTAAAGCCGGGGAGGCGGGCCGCAAAGACTTGGACGGCATGATCGCGCCGCTCAGTGGCGCCATTGGCAGCATCACGGACGCGGCCAACGAGCTGGAGAACATCCCGTTCGTGCCGGCGGGGGTAAGCGAGAAGCTCGGCCGGGTGATGCGTGGCATCAATGTCGCCCAGTCGCGTGCCGGTCAAGTGGCATCGACCTATGGTCGGGCCGTCGACGGCGCTGCCCAGGTGCAGGAACGCCTGGGTACGTTCAAGCGTATGTCGGATAAGGCCATGTCTGAGGTAAGCCGGGTATCTGCCTCGGCCGGCGCGGCAAACCCGGCCCTTAAAAACATCCTGCCTTCGGGCGGGCTGATGAAGGCGGCCACGCCGACACCGGATGCGGTAGCGCCGTTTCCACACCTGCTGATCATCCAGCCGCGCGACCCCAAGCTGCAGCCGTATTACTTCAACCTCGATACGGCGGCTTTTGAGGAGCTGCGCCGGCAGGCGACGTATCGCTGGGCCGGGCAGGAGCGGCTGCGCCGCAGTACTGCCCAGCAGGCCGTAGGCTTGGGAGAGGAAAAGATCACGCTCAAAGGCGCGATCTTTCCCCACCACAAGGGCGGGCTTAAGCAACTCAACGTGCTGCGTAGCATCGGCCGGCGCATGCAGCCGCTCAACTTGGTGACGGGCTTTGGCGAGGTGCTGGGTAACTGGTGCCTGACCAGCATCGAGGAAGAGCAAAGCCACTTGCTGGCCGGCGGTATCCCCCGAAAACAAGCCTTTACCCTGGAGTTCGTGAGCTATGGCGATGACCTGCAGAACGTCTAGCGGGGATCTGCTCGACATGATCTGCCAGCACTACTACGGGCATTTGAACGGCACGGTGGAAGCTGTGCTCGAGCACAACCCGGACCTAGCCAGGGAGGCGCAGCCCTACCGTGCGGGCCTACTGATCGAACTGCCCGAGCTGGCGGCGCCGACCGTCGAGCTGGTGCAGCTGTTCGACTAAACCCCGTTACGCATAACGAGCCCCGCCCTGTGCGGGGTTTGTCGTTTCTGGAGCATCTATGAAGCCTGCTTTTCAAATCATCGCGGACGGCAAGAACATCACCGCGCTGATCAACGACCGTCTACTGCTGCTGCGCACCTCGGACAAGCCTGGTACCGACTCGGACGAATTCGAGCTGCGCATCGATGACCGCGATCAAGCGGTAGCGTTGCCGGCGCGCGGCGGCAAGGTCGAGGTCTGGATGGGTTATGAGGGACAGGCCCTGACCTGCCTCGGCTCCTACATGGTCGACGAAGTGCAAGTAAGCGGCCCGCCGGACGAAATAGTGATACGCGGTAAGGCCAGCGACATGCGCGGCAGCGGCAAGAGCGTACGCAGCGACTCCTGGGAGGGGGTGCCGCTGTCGCAGATCATCAGCGATATCGCCAAGCGCAACGAATGG